CTTTTATAATCAAACAAGCGGTCAATGGTCAACATCTACAACGGCACCCGAAACTTGTAGAACTTGTGGGGGTACAGGCATAGTAGGGGCCACACCAACACATTTACAACCTTTTAAGAGTAAAGATGTAGAAACAGGATATAATATTGAGTTTGAAGTTCTAACAATAGAAGCCATCGAGCGGGCAATCAAGGCCGAGTCCGAGAACGAATGCTTAAAGCGGGCATTATCAGACGTCGAGGACTGGTGTGTGGAGTTCCACGTAACCGGCCCGCATGACCCGGATAAAGCCTTGAAAATCGTAATGACCATATACGATATAGCGCATGAGCAGTTAGGAGAGATAATCGAAAAACCATTCAAATTGCAAACCGAGTTGGAACAAATTAAACGGGATTTACAGATGGTTGCCACAGATGAAGCAACAGAAGGTTATCCCTGTATATGTAGTATTTGCGCTGTGAATCGTAATTGCCCGGATTCTAATAGATTTCCCGATGATGGCACGGAATGTTTGTGTAAATTCGAGTGGAGGGGCTTAAATGAAGCGCTTAACGACTAGGGACGAATACGGTAACGCCGATATTATTGGCGTAGATAGCGAAGCTTTACAGTTAAATCTTAAATACAGGGAACTTTACCTAGTGACTATTGCGCTGAATAGGTTGGCGGCGTATGAGGATAAAGGGCTAATGCCCAATGAAGTTGCAAAGGTTATGCTGGCCGTTGACCGTGCCAGCGAACTCCAAGCCGAAAACGCCAAGTTGCGGAAGGTGGCAGTCTTATGTCAAGACTGGGATGAGTTTGATTATTACGTCGGGATACCTATACAAGATGATGCGGCAGATAATCAAGCAAGGCGGGCTTACTATGATTTTATAGACAGGATGAGGCAAGCACTTGCCGAACTGGATAAGGAGGGCGAGAGATGAGGGATTTAGAGGCAGATAAAAAAATATGGGAAGATGCGTGGCTTAATCAAGGATATAGCGATTGTGCTTATATTGCTAATACAATCTTACCTCATGCTATTGAGCGGGCAATCAATGCCGAGGGGGAGGTGGAACGGTTGAAACTAATGGTTAAATCTATAACGGGTGGGTTGGATGAAACCATAGAAACCAATCACTATTTAGAGAATGAATTAGTTAAATACAATCTGGCATTTAAACTTGCTTGTAAATCCCTAGACGAAACTCAAAAAAACTACTTTACTCCCGGAGGTTGGTCGCTGGAAACTACATTTTTAAAACAGGCGCAAATAGAGTTGGAGCAGCAGGAGGGCGAGAAGAATGAGAAAAGCAAGCCATAGCCGCTATTTAGATTATGGAGCCAGAAGCACCGGGTATGGTGCCTATCAACAGGCTAAACGCACGCCAACAGTCAAGCAAACTAGGTTTTTTAAGCAACTCTGCGCTATGTGCCGGGAGAACGGATTAGACCCCTCGGTAGGACACGCCGTAAGCAGTAGGAGTGATTACGGAATGGCCATAGATAAACTAATCGCCCGCTTGCAGGAGGCTGGTATTGATGTGCGTGGCAACGGCAAAAAGGCAGATTATGTACTGACCGTAGGTGAGGATAAATATACTGGCAGCGATTATGCCCATGAGTCTATAAGGGTGCGGGATGAGGATATAGACCCAAGTCAGACCTATATAAAAATACCAGCGGAGGAAGGCGGGGGTTAAACATGAAAAGAAATTGTAACACTTGCATATATCATGTCTATAACGCGACAGGGATTGTTGACAATAAAGCTGACTGTATGCATTACGATTGGGAGAATTGCTATACAAAGAAAATCCGCCTGAATTGGAGTCCGCGCCCTGACGATAAATTATCATCCGACTTACGGGCATTAGTAAGGGAGTGGAATAAATGAGTTATTTTGACGACTTAATACGCGCTGGGCGCGATACAGACGCAATGCGGTTATGGGCCAGAGTGGGCTATGAAAACGGCAAAATGGGGCATACACGAATGTCATTAATGGTAAGAGTGGCAGACAATTTAGAAAAGGCCGAGGCCGAAAACGCCAAACTGCGGGCGGTGGTCGATGCGGCGAGAGTTTTGAGCGACATATGGAGTGTTGGTGGTAAACCAAATTTAAGTAATTTGCGATATGCACTTACCGAACTGGATAAGGAGGGCGAGAGATGAGGGAAAAAGTAATTATCTGCTACGCCGTGACTGATAATTGTATTAATTTACTTGATAGCTACGGTGAAATATGTGTTAGATGTAATGCCTGTGGAAGGTTCGATGAATCAACAAAACACCAATGCCATTTAGATGTATTAAAAAGGCAATTAGCAGAAAAAGAATCATTTAGAGATCGGACTGAAGGATGGGGTGAATTACAACGCAAAAACTATGCGGCTAATATTGAATACATGAAAAACGAAATTAGGAAGGTTGAAGAAATACTAGCTAGGAAGGGTGAGAGATGAGGGATTTACGGAAGGACTTAGAGACTTGCAACCAAGCCACACCGGGGCCGTGGAAGTGCTTAGATGATACACCCGTTGACACAGAGTGGGCTAGTATTTTTCCGCAGGATTTAGATTTTGTGATGAACGCCCGTGAAGGTTGGCCACACGCCATCGAGCGGGCAATCAAGGCCGAGGCCGAAAACGCCAAACTGCGCAAGGTGGTCGATGCGGCGAGAGAATACATGACCGTATTTAACGAAACCCCCGGATACTATGAGTCGCTGGACGAGTGCGTGAGGCTCAAAGAGGTTTTACGCCAAGCCCTGGCCGATCTGGATGAGGAGGGCACGAAATGAGTTGGGAACCGCAGGGATTAATCAAGTATGAGTGTAGGGCTTGTTACAAGCAGTTTATCATCGGCCTGATTGATGATGAGGAACACAAAAATAGTCCGCTCAGATGCCCATTTTGCCAGGGCCGCCCCGAATGGTCAGCCCTTATCGACCCGAAGGAAGAAAATGAAAATGCAGAATGGCTGGACGAGATGGGTTGCGTGGGTATTTATTACGATCCAGAGCAGCATAAGGAGGAGAAGGGATGCGAGTAGAGCTGATAGATCGCTATGGATCGTGGCGCGAGGTGGCCGATGCAGCCCGGACCACGGTGGGCAAGGATGCCGGGGAGGGAGAACCTTCGTCGGACTGGAAACGCAAGATACTTTTAGCAGAGCATAGCCCTATACGATTGTTGGGCTTCCGCTGGAAGTGGACCGATATGCCCTGGTGGGTGCAGACTCATTTTACCCGGCACAAGATAGGCGTCGAATGGTTTGTGTCAACCTCCCGCGAGGACCGGACCGGAGTACCCCGCCAAGGTAAAACCCAAGATGCCCCCGTCGTTGTGGATGGATGCGCCAATGCCCAGGCTATCATCAACATTAGTCGCAAGCGGCTATGTAACCTGGCTGCGCCTGAAACCAGGCTGGCTTGGATGATGCTGCTAATGGAGATCGGGCAAATTGAACCGGAGCTGGCCGCTGTTTGTGTGCCGGATTGTGTGTACCGGGGTCGATGCTGCGAGGTCAAAGGATGCAATTTTGATCAGACGGATGATTACTCCTGGCAGCGCCAAGGCTACTGTTATGGTCATTTATAACATTTATAACGAAGGGCGGATAAAGCATGAGAATTAAACTATTAGACCTAGAAATGATGCCGTTTAAGAAATACGATCAGGACGCAGGATGGGATCTAAGGGCGCGGGACTCCTGCTCGATATATCCCGATGATGCGCTGGCAATCAAAACCGGGGTATGCGTGGAGATCCCGCCTGGCTTCTCCGGCGAGATCCGGCCGCGCAGCTCCATAACTAAAAGGGGGTTGATTATCCCGTTAGGTACGATTGACAGCCAATATCGCGGGGAGATCGAAATAATTGTACTTAATCCATTTAGCAAGCGGCAGATAATCGAGCGGGGAGAACGCATAGCCCAACTGGTTATAACGCCCTGCATGCTCGGAACCCTAGAGATAGTGGATGAGTTGAGCGTATCTCAGCGGGGCGCAAGCGGCTTTGGCAGCACGGGGAGGCTATAGATATGTATTGTAAATTCTGCGGCAAAGAAATGACTGACATAGAGGGAATAAAGGGGATGCACTATAAATGTAGCGATTTAGCCCTGGAGGAATACGCCGGGCTTAAAAATATAGAAGCAGCGGCCAAGCAATTCGTGGTTGCCCGGGAACGGTGTCAACGCATGATCAAGACCAACATGGATTGGTGTGTAACCAATGGGCCGTGCTTCGAGTGCGAGATAACAGACGATAAGGCATACAAAGAGCTGGCTGCTACATTAAGAATGGAGGTACAAGAGTAATGGACAGTAAACGCCTAATGGAGTTATGGACCGAGCTGCACCAAAAGGAAAGCGAATTGATAGGCATTAAGGCCGGGGAATACGCTAATAATGATGAGCGGTTATACAATTTTAAGCAGGGCGCCAACCTGATCGGCTGCGAACCATACCAAACCGCCTGGTCCTATCTAACCAAACATATTATATCGGTCCAAAAAGCCGCCATCGAGGGCAAATATAACTTCGCCTGGGCCGTAAAACAGGATGATGGCAGCTATACCGAGGGGATTATCCAAAAGATCGTGGACGCCAGGAATTATCTATTCTTTATACTTTGCTGCATGGAGGAACGAGAAGGAAAACAAACCGGATTTACAACCGAATAATATGTAGGGGAGGGCGCACTGTTGGGGAACGGACCGGACACACGCAACGTGTCACGCTATGTGTGGCAACTAGAGGTTGATTACTACCTATTTAAGTATGTCGATGATCCCATGACAATAAAAGCCCAAACAAGCCGGATCAAGGAATTGGAAAGCACCGGGATTCGAGTCACGCCTACATATATATTGCGGGAAGGTACGACCGGCGGCGAATCTTTTACCAAAGAGGAAAGGTACGTGCAGCAAATGGAGCGGGCCCAGGAGCAGATAGAGATTAGCCGAGGGCGCAGATCATTAGTAGATGGTTTGCTGCAATCCCACTTTACGCACGAAGAACGCCAATTTATAGATCTGTTCTGGCTGAACGTCAAGCCGTTGGATCGGGCCTTGGTGGGAATAAGGAACAGGGCGGTTACCAGGGAAATAGGCTGGCTGCGCAATCCGGAAAACAAGAATAGAGCCGACCGGTCCTATTGGGATTACCGCAGCCGGATCTATAACAAGTGGTGGCACCTATTGTTTCCCGACCTGGAAAAAGACACCCGGAAAATGGAGTATGCCGAGTATATGGCCCTGTTAAAATAGGCAAAGAAAGAGCCCGGTGGTTAATTCCGCCGGGCCTTTGTCTTTACCCTACTTCTTGCAACATTTTAACTATATCGGCTACTGTGCTGGCTATATCGGGAGGGACTTCCGCCTCCCGGTCCAGGTATTCCCGGAGCGCCCTATCTATAATCCTTACCTTGGGTATTCCACTTAGCTCGTGATATTCCTGCAACTGCTCGGCTAGATCATGCTCCAGGCGAGTATTAAATGTCACTTGCATAATTAAACCTCCCTTCCTCATCCTCCCCAAAAGCAACCTTCCTTATCCAGTATTTCAATGCCCATTATCCTTCCGGCTTCTATCAACCGCTTAGTAATCTCTATGTCCTCCCGGCTGGGGTTGGTATCTCCCGACGGATGATTATGCGCCAAAATGATTGATGCGGCCCCGATCACCACCGCTGGCTTGAAAACTTCGCGGGGATGGACGATGCTGGAGTGTAATCCGCCAACCGACACCGTATTAACTCCCAGCACTTTCCCTTTGCGGTCGAGAAGCGCGATGGCGAAATTCTCCCGATCGGCTCCCTTGAAGTGGTTTGCAAACATGGATACCACATCTTCCGGGCTCTTTATAACTCGCACCTCAGATGCAACATTCCCCTCCTGAACCAGCCAAACCTTAAACGTGGGAATCTTGTACCAGGTGCCGGATTCGCATATGTTGGATTCGTATTGCTTCTTTGTCATCTTCTTGCCCCTTTCTAATTCGCCTGATCCGGGGTAGAATCAGGCTGTGGGCCGTACATTCTACCCCGTGTAGTTTGTGGTCTGGATTAGCTCCTGGTAGCCGCCAGGGGCTTTTCCGTTATCCATAACTCATAACTGGTATGGCTGCGGCGGTAGTGGTCCAAGATTCCCTGGGCTTCATTCCTGGTGGCTGCCCAATCGACTAGCTCCGGCGGCCTGGTTGGTCCTTGGCGACACCAAACCCGATAGCGGCATGATTCTGTAGCTTCTTTGATGCGCTCGGCTAACATTTAACTACCTCCTTATTTCCTTCGAATATCGGCTCAGCAATTATTGATTATCCTTAGTTTAATGCTTGCAAGCGGTCCTGTCAACAATATAATGCCGCAAAAGAATAAAAATAATAATGAAATAGTGATTCCCAACAAATATTTTGCACATAAGGACAATAAAATAGGCAGCCAAAAAGCACTATAAATATTGGCTTTCGTCCATAAAGCTCTGTATTACTCCGTATATCGCCTATGTTTGACACCGTATTGCAACAGCAATATAATTTAATGGTGGAGTCATGTAAATACTCCGTTTTTCATTCTTAACCTTCTTTCTTTTTATAAGGGACTGGCTGGCGGGCTGGTCCCTTTTCTTTTGAGGATGATGGGCCCTCTGGATAGGTTGCAGTTAGCTGCTGTAATCGACAAGGCGGTTATTCCCGCCGCTTTCCAGGGCTTTTCATATATTGTGGTGTGGGTGGTGTGGGAACGATGTGCCGCAAAGGGCGAGGCGCGCCAAGGGGAAGGTGTGTGTATTGGCAAAAAAACAGGAAGCATACTGGTTCCGGCACGATGGAAATGCCCGACGGGACCAGAAGATAATGACCATGAGGATGGTTTATGGATCGGAAGGCTACGGCTGGTGGTGGATACTCCTGGAGTTAATGAGGGAGGCCACCGACTACAAATTAAGGATCAATGGTAAGTACGATATTCAATCTATCTCGCAAGAGGTAGGGACAACACCTGAGATCCTAACGCAGTTCTTTGACGATTGCGTTAATGAGTTTGGCCTGTTCGAGTCCGATGGCCAATATGTCTGGTCAGAGTCAATGCTCAGGCGTATGGCCACCTATAATGAGGTGTGCGAGAAACGACGAGAGGCTATAAATAGCCGTTGGCACAAGGATTGATACAAATGTATTACTTAAGTATTACAAGTGTTATACGAATGTTATACGAATAGAATAGATTAGATAAGATAAGAGTAGATAGTATTTCTTTGTTACTTTCTTTAGTTCATGAGTCACGGGACATGTCACGCGACATTTAACAGGGCCGCTTGGCCCTTTTTTTATTGATTAAATTTAAGGTGGTGAGAAATATGGCTGGCAGACCTTGTAAATGGAAAGAGCTAGATATGCCAAGTAGACTAGAGGCCGTGACCGGCTGGTGCAAACAAGGCTACACAGACAAAGAGATGTGCGCTATGTTGGGCGTTTCGCTAAGCGTCTTTTCAGAATGGAAGAATCGGTATCCGGAATTTAAGGAAGCGATAAAAAGCGGCAAAGATACTGCCAATGGCGAGATCCTAAATGCGGCCTTCAAGCAGACGACCGGCTTTTATTACAAGGAAGTGGTGCCGATCAAAGTTAAAGTAGACCGCGACACCGAAGAAATACAGATGGTTGAGGTTGAGAAGTTTTTGCCGCCCAATCCAACCATGAGCATATTCATGCTAAAGAACCGGATGCCAAATGATTATAAGGATAAGCGAGAAATGACCATTGACGGGAACATGATATTTGATATTGTACCGGCTCCGAAGCCGGATGACATTGAATGATCGCAACCAACTCACCTAGACCCAAAATAAACTTTGACCAGCTCCCGGAACTGGTCAACGACATTTACTATCCTTTTCTTTTTAACAGCTCCCGCTACCTAGTCTTTTACGGATCGGCCGGCTCAGGCAAGTCAGTTTTCATTACTCAAAAACTACTTTACCGGATGCTATCCGAGCAGGGCCACAACCATAAATTCCTGGTAGTGCGCAAGGTTGGCAAAACGATTCGAGAGTCAGTCTTTGCCGAGATAAAGAACACGATCAACGCCTGGGGGCTGGCCAAGCTATTCAAGATCAATAAAACGGATATGACCATCACCGCCATGAACGGCAACGTGATGATGTTTGCCGGCCTGGATGACGTTGAAAAGCTCAAGTCAATTAGTGGGGTCACCGGGATATGGATAGAGGAAGCCAGCGAGGTAGATCAGGCGGATCTTCAACAGCTCGACTTGCGGCTTAGGGGCAAGACCCATTGGTATAAACAGATCATCATCAGCTTCAACCCGGTCAGCATCCTGCATTGGCTTAAAACCGTCTTCTTTGACCAGCCGCCTAAGAATTGCCGGACGTTAAAGACCACCTATAAAGACAACCGCTTTCTGGACCAGGAGTACATCAACGTGCTGTTGGCCCTAAAGGATAAAGATCCATACTATTACATGGTTTATGCCTTGGGTGAGTGGGGCGTCATTGGCAAGACAATCTTCCCGGCCCAGCTAGTGAGTGAACGAATTGAATTTCTCAAGAATCTACCGGTCCCCGAGAGGGGATCATTTATTTTTGGCTACCAAGAGGAGGAACCGGAGCAGATCGACCTGGCCACAATCAAATGGGTGGCGGACCCGGACGGTCCCATCGCTATTTATCAGCCGCCGGTTAAAGGCCGCTGCTATGTAATAGGTGGCGACACAGCCGGAGATGGAAGTGACAACTTCACCGGCCAAGTAATTGATATGGAAACCGATCAACAAACGGCGGTCCTTAAGCACCAGTACGACGAAGATATTTATGCTCGGCAAATGTATTGCCTGGCCTTCTATTACAATACGGCGCTGCTATCCATTGAGGCCAATTTCTCCACCTATCCCATTAAGGAGCTGCAAAGGTTACGTTACCCGCATCAGTACCGGCGGGAGAAGGTGGACGAGATCAGCTTAAGGCGTGAGTACCGATATGGCTGGCGTACCGATCTTAAGAGCCGACCGCTGGCCATAGCTGGCCTGGTCAAAGTTGTACGCGAAAACGTGGACAGCATCAATGACATAGGTACCTTAGAAGAAATGCTTACCTTTGTTAGAGATGAAAGAGGGAAAGCCGTAGCGCAGGAGGGGAAACATGATGACTTGATCTTGGGGCTAGCTATAGCCCATGCCACAAAGCACCAGGGATATTTAGGGGCCGGGGATGGAATACTGCCCGACTCTAATAGGAAGCGGAAACATTACGACTTCAACACCGAGGCCGGAAGGGACGACGATGATGATGAAGAAGGATATGGCCGCAGTTTCTTCGGGTAGCCGACAGCGGGGATGCAGAGGTTTCGCTACCTTATTGCATCCCCGCTGTCTTAAATGAGGTAAGGAGGGGCATAGTGGGATTTTGGACAGGGAAACAAAAGAGATTGACGGCCGCGGAGGAAGTAAGGCAGTTAATGGAGCCAGTCGAGCGAAAGGTGGAACACCAGTTAAAGTTAATAGCGGAAGCTAAAGAGGCACTCACCAAGCTAAGGGGCTTAATCGGTGAAACGTGCCAGGACTGTCACCACGCTAAATACTGTCAACACAAGGCAAACTATGATTTTAACCAAGATTGGATCCTGGGTTGCCAGTATTGGACGCCGGATACTAGGACGAACAAGGACGATGTTACCAGGTTTATCGGTAAGGTTGTATAAGGGGGTGGACCGACTTGTCGGCGGTAACAGAGATTAAAAATAGGTGGGAAACAAGTTATAAGAGCGTACACAGGAGCGGGAAGGTAATTTACTGGTATGACCGCAAAGTGATGGAGATATTTGATGATCGCGATAATCTTGTGTGCGTCCTTAATAGAGATCTCATTGATAACATAGAGGCTATTTTGGATTACCTGAAACGACGCACGGACAACAAGGGGGACCAACAATGAGCATTACCTTTTTTGAGATCTATTTGGCATTTATGATGATGGTCGCCGCTGCGTGCCTGGCATTGATATATAGCATGTGGCGCATGTTCAAACGTGAGGAAGGCGATGGGGAGTAAGCGCAAGACCAGGAATTTCTACTTGGCCCGCAAACCGCAGACCAGACCGAGCCCGCGAAAGCCGGCACCAAAAAAAGAACTACCGCGAGTACCGCTTACTCCTGCTGCAATAGAGGGATTCGGCGGGATAAACGAAGCTAAGCGCCTGGTATCCGAGTTACTGGGCTATGAAGTGGAAGTATATGAAACAGCCAATAACGTTGGCGGGCAAACTGAGATCCCGCTATTTCTATTAAATAGTATGCCGCTGGACGGCGACACCAATTAAATTTTGGTTGCGACCCGGGCTTGCGCACAGGGCTTAGGCTCTGGTCCGGTTAGACGGATGCACGGGTGGAGTTAGGCGGTGCCGTGTCTACGCGATGCCGCTTCCGTGCGTCTGAACTACTCCATTTATCTTAGCGTTGCCAACGACCGCTTTTATTGTTGGACGCCGCCGGGGGACGGTTATTCCCCCGTATTTTTGTTTACCCGGGCAAATCAAAGGCGCAGCGTTACCCTCCTTCCGCTGCGCCTGCCCATTATATATATGTATCAGTCGGAGGGAGAAAGGGGCGCGATCAATATAATATCCGTACCGCTTTGGCGCACAAGCCAAACCAAATGTAAACACCGAGATACTAATGTATGTAACGTCGACCAAAAGCGCTGCCAGCCAAGCCAATGCGCTTGTGGCCGGCCGCGATTAGTGGAGCAGACAGGACCATTAATCATAACCATTAAACATAGACCCAAGCTGAGAAGCATCTATTAGGCGAGGGGGTGTTCGCTTTGATCACATTGGGGTTGTGTCATTATTAGTAACCTTCCTGCTGCTGGTCGTGTGGCTGGTTATGCAAGATAAATAATGGAGGTGCCTTGTATGTTGATTAAATGCAAACGCAAACAAAAATCCTGGATAGAGTTAGCTAAAATATTGGAACGAATCGGACATAACATAAGGCTGTATAGGAAAGGTGGTGATCCCCAGGCTGCCAACCTGGGGCAATAACAGATATTAAGGTTTGATAGCGCCTGGTCCGGTACTACGCAAAATACATAACGCTATATGTATGGATTGGTGTCCGACCCCGGACCTGGCCATGTGGGAACGTGCATTACGGAACGTTGGTCAGCAGTTATGCCCGCCAACAACGTTATAGCAGGGGTGGGAGCGCACGTATATCAATTTATAGGAGGCGGATATGCTCGACGATTTTTACGATCTTGACGACCTTAAGGCTGAAATGGAAGAAGAATTAACCTTTGACCAGAAACGACTAGGCGGCTTGTTGGCTTACGGCTATCTATTGGTGACATCATTAGATTGTTTCGAAACCGTTACCGGCATCAACGCACGGCTGGACGATCTATGCAACGAAATCGAATCGGAATTAAATATTAAGCGCAGCAAAAAGGGGGTTAAAGTTGTTAGCTTTCAGCGAATTGAAGAACCAGCTAACTAAGAATGAGATCAAGCTGATCGTGGAGGCCAGGAAGATTGACTACGGCGAAGTAACGGCGGTGATCCGTAACGGGGAGATCACGCTTATAAAAGGAACCACGACAATAACGACGGACAAGGCAAAGAAATAGGAGGGCAGCATGGAACCGAACAGTAGGACCGTAACCGTCCAATGCCCAGTATGCGGACAAGACAAAGATCTATATATCCCCCATAAGGGCCGGGACGCTAACAAGGTATGGACGTGCGAGAACATAAGATGCTCCAATTGGCTGTCTATAAGGTACAGCATTAAGCGGCGACGGTTTAGCAAAGTGAAAATAGACTTCGATACAGCGCTCCGGAGTATATGGGATGAAACTGTGACAAAGCAGCTACATAGACGGTCGGAGGTATTAAGCAATGAAATGTAATACTTGTGCCCATGTCAGGGTATGCCGGTTTACCAACGAGTATTCAACCGCAGAAACCAGAGTTACCACCAATAAGAGCGCGGCACCGTTCGAGCTTAACTGCACCGAATACAGCCGCAAGCCCAGCGACACATACGATACTTACGCCTACCAACAGAGTAATGACTATGCCCGCTCGATGGGCTGCAACGTTAAATAAGGGGGATAACATGGATAAGTATATAGGGTGCAAGCTGATCGAAGCGGAACCAATTAATCGTGGCGACTACAACAAGCTCCGAGGGTGGACGGTGCCGGCAGATGAGAACCCAGCCGACGAAGGGCATATGGTTGTTTACCCTGATGGCTACCGCTCTTGGAGCCCACAAGATCAATTTGAAAAATACTACATGAAGGTGACACCCAATCCCAAATTGAAGACCGGATGCTCCATATCCCACGAAATGGTGCATGGCTTCATTAAGGAAATAAGGGTATTCCAACTGGGAGAAAAGACCACCGTCGTATGGGTGACGCTGGCCAACGGCTTTGAAATGATTGAGTCATCGGCTTGCGTGGACCCGGACAATTACGACGAAGCTATCGGGGCCGAGATATGCCTGGCCAAAATCAAGGACAGACTATGGAACCTACTCGGCTTCCTGCTCCAAACAGCGGTGGGAGGCGTTAAGTAATATGGAATTTATTGAACTCAAAAGCGACCTACTTACCACCGATAACACCAGGGTATTTCACGAAGCCCCGAAAGAACAATTGTTTAATGCACCACATACCTTCGAGGTAACTAATGCTCATACCGGCGAGGAGATACAGGCGATTCACTTCCAAGAGGGCCCCGTCAAAGAGTGCGGGGTAAACGGTGTGGCCAATGAAGATCTGATTGGCATGGTTATCTGCCGCTTGGAACATTTCCAAAATAGTCCTTTCCATTGCACGGAAAACCTAATGGCTATTGATTCACTCAAGGAAACATTAAAGTGGTTACGCGCACGAACTAATATCCGCAAAGCCCGAGGGGTGGTAGGGACCAACCAAATATAAGGAGGGCAATAATTGTGTCCAGCAGAGGAGGTTTACTGTGAAATGTAGCGAGTGCATACACGATGAAGTGTGCATCTATAAAGACTCCAGGCGCAGATTAGAGGGCAAGACGACCTTTATTGCCGAGATAACTTGCAAACACGCTATGTCCTGGGACATGAGATCCTTCGTGAAAAGCGAAGTTAATCCGGATCAAGCCAAGTTTAGATACACTTATCCGGACAGCAAGACCGGCCAACCGCCCACTATACCGACGAGCATTATAAGCATTATGGGGTTGTAGGCATGGAGTTTAGAAAATACCAGCACATTGAACGGCTTGGGACCGCCGAGGTTGCTGGCATAGAACTTGGTCCCTGTTTTATTTTCCCCAAGATTGACGGGACAAACGGATCTGTTTGGCAAAGGGACGGCGTAATCCAGACCGGCAGCCGAAACAGACATTTAAGTATGGATAATGATAACGCTGGATTCTGCCAAGCCATGCTTAATGATAACCGGATAGAGCAATACCTGGACAAGCATCCCGAGCATCGTCTATTCGGGGAATGGCTTGTGCCCCATAGCCTTAAGACTTATCGGCAGGACGCCTGGCGCAAATTCTATATCTTCGATGTTTGCATGGACCGCGACGAAGATACGCTGGAATATATCCCTTATAACATTTACCAACCGATGCTTGAGGAATTTGAGTTGGATTATATTCCGCCTATTGCGACCATGACGAACGGAACCTATGAGGGATTCATGAAAGCCCTGGAGAAAAACCTATTTTTGATTGAGGATGGCAAGGGCGTTGGGGAGGGCATAGTTGTTAAAAACTACGACTTCTATAATCGGTACGGTCGGCAAATCTGGGCCAAGATTGTGACCAATGAGTTTAAGGAAAAGAACGCCAAGATCTTCGGAGCCCCGTCGATTCAATCCAATAAAATGGTGGAGGAGGAAATCGTCGACCATTATTGCACGCCGGCCCTAATAGAAAAGGAATACGCCAAGATTGTAAACGCCAATGATGGATGGCGCAGCCAGTACATACCGATGTTGTTAAGCACGGTGTTCCACGAACTGGTAACAGAGGAAACTTGGAACATGGTAAAGAAAATGAAAATGCCTACCATCAATTATAAGACCCTGAACACATTGGTTATTGGCAAGATCAAAACAGTCAAGGCCGATATATTCTAGTAACCAAATAACCACTTCTGACCAGGAGGAACCGGGCAGGGGATGGATGAGGGCTTAACCGCCTGCGTCTATCCCTTGCCCGCTTTTTTGCGTTTCTGGACCTATTTAATATTGGAGGCGACAAAGTGAGCAAGTCTTTAAGATCAATCCCTGATCCGGTCGAGCGTGCCAAGGCTATAAACCGGAGGCTAAAGAACTCCATCACTATTGAAAAGGATGACGGCGAAAAAATAGAGAACGGCGGATTGGGATACTGGGCCGCCAGGGATGCCGATAAAAAGCTGAAAAAGAAAGGGGTATTAATCTAATGTTTGACGCCGGCGATGTAATGGCAGCCCTGAACCGGGTACTGCAAATCAATAATGTGCAAGTGGATGGCCTTATTAGGACCATTAGCAACAGCGGCATACAAAGCACCGAGTTGTTACGCCAGCTCTCTATGGTAATTGCCCGAGGTGAAGCGTTGGAGATACTGACCGAGGAACTAGGCGGCTATCAAATTGAGGGATTCGAGTATGGCAACAATGAAGAAAAGGCAGCCGAGGAAGAAGAACCCGAATACCAGGATGAAATAGATTGGTCTGCTGCTGAAATAAACTTCCCGTCTACTGAGAATGATGTCGAGAACGACGAACCGGACAGGGAAGATGTAGACCAAAAAAAGAACGCCGAAGAAGCGCGTGGATTTTTTGGATAACAGAACGGGAGGCATAGCAAATGAAATGCAAGGATTGTGGCCTGGTAGTTAAAGACATAGGCGAACTGAATCGGCACAAAAAAGAGTGTCTGGCCAACATGGGGCAGGCTGCCCCGGAGAGCAGAGATTTTTTCTTTCCAATAGAGTTGTGCCCGGACGAAACCAAACTCTACGCACAGGGGCACATGGTAGGGCTGAGGGTAATCGGGACCATTACTCCAGGCGGAATTAAGGTGGAAGGGGTGAGCCTGATTCGATGAAACCAATTTACGAAGAAGATAAGGAAGCCCGGCGCCTTACTAATGAATACCTGGAGGATGACAAGGAGCAGGAATTAACCGGAGAAGAAGCCCCCGAGATCAACCTGGATATGGAACGGCAGCGCAGTAATGCGGTAGCTCAATGCCGGGATTGGTTCGATACTGATGTGGTAGCCAAGCAGCCGATAACTGCTGAATTTGACGAGATGTATAAGTTGTTCAAGAGCGATCATTGGAAGCTGTTGGATCATAATGGCCAGCAGCTAAGGACCGACGCCCAGATGAACAACCATCCCAATACGGTTGAGAACATTACATTCTCTTTGATTGAAGGGCTGGTGGCTGAATTTGCCGAGCCTAAAGATCTGATCGACTATCCCCAGGAAGAAGGCGACGACGAAGCCGCTCTAACAATGTCCGAGTTAAAGGAGTTTATCGCTTACAAGAACCGGCACACCGACGAGCTGGTTAAATGGCTGCGCTGGTTCTTTTTATATGGAACCGGGATCTGGGCAACAACTTGGGATCCCAACTGGAAGGGCGGCAAAGGTCCAAGCCGTTGGAACGGTGAAATCAGGTGGGAAGCCAAGCATCCACGGTCCATATTCCCTGATGCTCGATGTATGGATTCATTCGAGGATGGTCGGCGGATACACGAAGCTGTCTACTACACATTGGAAGCAGTAGAGGAAACCTGGCCGGACGCCAAGGGCATTACGCCTGATTTTGTGAGCGACGACATTGTAGTATCTGATGATCTGGAATACACAACTGCCGAATCAATAGAGGATCAGGTCATGGTGGTATGCACCTGGTATAAGGGACCTCCTTTAATTCTGGAAGAAGGAGAAGAAGATCAAGGACCGGGCCTACACTTAATCCAATGGGCCGGAGCGGGAACGCTTAAATACCTGGAACACTCTAATTACTGTTACTTTGATCCCGGCGAAGATGCCACATTCCCGATCAAAGGTAAGAAGTGCTACGAGAGGGAACGCAGTCCGTGGGGAATGAGTGAAGCTGCACAGCTAAAAAGCCCTCAGATCGGGCTTAATAAGAACGCCGAAATGATAATGGAGGGCCATCTATATGAAGCGGTGGGCCAAACCTGGTATGAAGTGGACGCGCTATCCGAGAAACAGAAGCGGATAGTACGTGACAAAGGCACGCTCTACGGAATGTGGTTCGAGGTGCTAAGAAAAGAGGGGATCCATCGCGAATATGGTCGTGGCGTGCCGGCTTCTCTGCAAAACGAAGCAGGCCGCTTGCCAAAGGTGATGGAAACCATAGTTGGCCGGTTCGACATATCGCAGGGTAAGACTCCGGGCAGCATCACCGCTTTCCGGGCGCTGGATCTATTGGCTTCCCGGGCCCAGGTAAGACTGAAAAGCAAGGAAGTGGCCATCAATACAGCCCGCGAGGATTGCGGAAACTACATGAACCGCTTGATCGCCAAATTCTACGACGGAAAACGTCGTTATCGGATACTTGGCAAGGACGACGGCAAGCTGAAATTCGGGGAATACGACGGCAACGCCATGAAGCGGGCCTACTTCTTTGATACTGGTGAAACAATGCCCTACTCAGAACTGGAACCGACCCTTATCCAGCAGCAGGAGATGGGAATACCGCCGGAGCAGCAATTGGTGGAGGGCGAGGACTTCGAGATATACTCGCCTGAATTTGATACCAAGTGCAAAACCGCCAATTCCTTACCGACTGATCGGGCCTTCTATATGGAAATGGCTAAAGAGCTATTGATGAACCAGCTAATCGACCAGGAAACCTTCTTTTATGTCGTGGATAATGGCAAATTCCCACCTTGGGAGAAGCTATTGCAAAAATTACAGCAGCCGCCAATGGGAATAGGTGCAGGACCAATGCCCCCGGCCGATCCCCAACAGCAAGTTGACGAGTTTATTCAAATGCTTAAGACCCAGCGGCCGGATCTGCTGCAACAATTGATGCAATTACCCGACGACAAGAAAGTTCCGGCCCTATTGGAAATGATGAAGCAATTGGGACCGGAGTTATCCCAGGCCGCGCAGCAACAACCAATGCCGCCGAGCCCAGAACAGCAAGCCCCTAATCCTTCGGATTTAGGCGGAGTACCGCCCCAGGCCAACGCTCAGGCGATCAAGCAGCAAATGATAGATCTGCTTGAAGCCCAAAAGGAGGCACAAGTTATAGGATAGTATCGAACCGACCAAGTAAATATGGCCCCCAGGTCCAACACACATGACGACCTTATAAAAGCTGCGTGGTTTTTTATTTTTCTGGTCCAAACCATGCACGACCTTAAACTCTTTGCGGCAGTACCACATAAATAGCGGACGCGCTAATAATACGGGAGGTTTTTAATAATGGAAAAAGATAATGATTTTATCGGCAACGATCTTGATGGGGTAGAAACCGACGATCTTAACCTGGACGCCGACGATGCTGGCGATGCTGGCGACGATGAATTAAATGATGGCGACGCTGAACTGGAAGCGATATTCGCTCAATTCAAAGACGGGGACAGCGAGGATGATTCCGCCGAGGAAAGCACGGGAGAGGAAGAAGCTGAACCGCCCGATGAGGACGCAGCTTTCAATCAGCGCTTAACCGAAGAACTGAACCGCATTATCCCCCAGCGTTTAGCTCGTGACCGCAAGACCCAACAGGTCCAGGAATTAGAGCAGATTACTGGCATGACCCTGGAGCAGATCCGGGAGCAAGTAATCGAAAATGCTGTCATTGATACTGCTGATCGCATGGGTATATCTGAGGAAGAAGCTCGCGAAATAGTAAAGCAAAAACATGAAAATGCTGGCTACAAAGCCGAAAAGCAGACCAAAGCCGAGGAAGAAGCTGAGTTAAGCGAGGCCATGAAGCAGGTGAAATACTTGGAGTCTAAAACCGAGTACACCCGCCAGCCACGTTTGGCCCGGATACTTACCAAAGAGGTTGTCGACCAGATAGATGATTTCACCAAGAATGGCAAGATTCTCTCCTTTGAGGACGGGGCAAAATACATTCTGGGGGATCAGGTGGTCAACGGCAAGCTGGCGTCCAAGATGCAGGCCGGGGCCGAACAGAAAGCCAAGCGATCTGCCGCAACGAGCGGCGGCAAGGCTACTCCTAAGGGCGGCGGTGGAGCTGCTAAATCAGACGGCATTGGATCGCTTACCAGGCAAGATAGGTTTATGGCCTCTATGCTCGGAGTTGATCCCCGCGATTGGGCTGCCGAGAAAATCAATATACAGAAAGGCAAACAACGTAAAGGGCGGTAAATTCGGCCCTTTTAATTTTTATGGAGGTGAATAACTAATGGCTCTTACTGCAAGCAGAAAGTCGGTCGGTTTTGAACCGATCTATAACAAGACTGTTACTACCATCCCTAATCCGGTGGCTTACGAACTGACTCCCAGCACTACCTTCGCTCAGGGCGATATGGTGGTTCTAACTGGTGGCAAGGTGGCCTTGGCCGCCGCCGGTAGCAAAACCGGCATCCTAGGTGTAATGGCCGAGTCTAAAGTAACCGGGGCCGCCACCTTGGAGTACGGCAAAGTTTACGATCATCCCGACAACGTGTATCGCTGCACCTTTAAGAATCAGCTTGATAGCACTGTCGATAGCGGAACTACCACCACTTTGGTCGATGCCGCTCTCTCTACCGCAACTGACGATATATGGAACGGGGCTCTGGTGTATTTCTACGAAGGCACCAATGCCGGTTGCGTCCGAACGGTATCCGACTTTGATCATGCCAGCGACACTCTGACCTTTACTAATCCGCTTCCGGCAGCTCCCGATACTACTTCTAAATACATCATCCTGGGAGATGCCAGCGAAGCTAACGATGCCATCAATGTTGGCATGAGTGGGATATTGCTGGCTGACGAAGACGAGATCGACGTTAGTGCCAGCAGACTTGACTCTACCGCTTTGGTTGGCCCCCTGGTATGCGTTGGAGCATCCAAGGTTGCCGATCTAATGCTGGACGTTATGGTACGGCGTTCCTGCCATCTGTTTGGCTAGGAATTGCAAAAATAAACACGTTGGGACGGGGCTAATTGCCCTGTCTTTTCAATTTTAATGGAGGTGACTTAACAGATGATGATTTCTGATAACTGGGATGAGTTAATGCTGCCTGGTCTTAGAACTATCTTTAACCAGCAGATCAAGAAGTCCAAAGACTTCGTTGGGGAATTGTTCACCGTGGAGAAATCCACTAAACAGGCTGAGTACAACCAGGGCATTGGATCCTTGGGGATGATGGACGAATGGGGCGCCAGCAACAATCAGGTTTCTTATGAGGACGTAAACAAAGGCTACAAGGCCACCTATCTTCATAGAAAATATTCCAAGGGCTTAACCCTGGAACGCGAGCTGGTGGAAGATGATCAGTACGGCGAGATCAAGAAACGGATTCGCCTGCTGACCCAATCAGTCTACTTTACCCGCCAGTATTACGGCGCTCTGCTTTTTAACCAGGCGTTTAATGGCACCTATGCCGGACCTGACGCGGTAGCTCTTTGCTCCGCATCCCATCCGTATAGTCCGTCGGATGCTAGCGTGCAATCCAATGCCGGCACCGGCGTTTTGAACGCCACCAACCTGGAAACTGCCCGTACTGCCATGATGAGTTGGAAGGACGACAAGGGTAATCTTTTGGTTGTTGAACCCGATACCCTTATTGTCCCCCCGGCATTGCGTAAAGCTGCGTTGGTTATTGCTGATTCCACCGGCGAGCCCGATGTTTCCGACAATAACGTCAATATCTGGAAGGGCAGCGTCGATGTAATTGAATTTAAGTTTTTGACTTCCAGTACCGCTTGGTTCCTGGGTGATCGCCAGCGCATGAAGGCATTTTTGCATTGGTATGATCGCAGAATTGCCAAGTTGGAGATGGATAAAGAGAACTTCAACTCTGAGGTTGGCGCATACAAGGTTGTCAATCGCTTCTCCAGGGGCTTCGATGATTGGTCCTTCATTTACGGTTCCACCGGAACCGTGGCTTAGTTGATAGACAGTTAATAACTGCGGAGGGGGAGCAATCCCCCTCTACTATTGAAAGGAAGTGCAACAATGAGCGCATATTCTCATTTTAAGAAACTAGCTGGAGTGCTGGGCCTTTGGGTTGGCAAGGCCGGAGCAGAAGTCCAGGTCGCTGATGCCAGCGGCAACCTTTATCATAGCGGAGTTGCATTGGGCTCCGTTGCGGACATTAATCGCGGCGCGCTTAAGAAAGCAACCGGGGCCTTGGCCGCAGTAGATACCGGAGGCGGACTGTTTTCTTGGGCCAATCCCGAAGCAAGTACGATTCTAGTGGAACACGTTGCGCTGGTAGTAACCACCAAGACCACCGGAGCTTGCTCTGCTGATGTTGGCGTAACCGCTGTTAATGCCACTACCTTAAGCGACAACCTGATCGACGGGCAGGACATCAATTCCGCCGCCGGGACGTTTACTAATGCCGTAAACGGCGGCACCAATGGCAAGCTAGCCCAACGACTTGCGGCTGGTAAATGGGTAACTGGTTCGACCGTATCTGGCGGAGCCTCTGCCGGCATAGTCGGAACCTACGAGATTTACTACCGAGTGCTGTAATCCAATGGGGCCTTCGGGCCCCTTTTTACTTTGACCATGAACCTTGTGTATTTTTAGAAAGGAAGATGAATAGATGAATTACTTAACTGATGAATCCGGGAAATCAATCAATGCGGTCAACCCTTTGCCTGTTGCACTATCGGGCAGTACACTTGCAGAACAACAGACAGAGGCCGATGATGTGGCGGGGGTTTTAACTTTCGCCGCAAACTTCGGCACGATTGAGATATACAATACCGATGCCGCTAATGCGGGTACATTTGAGGTCAATGGCATAACTATAAATGTTCCTGCTACCAAGACATTCAAGGCAATCATTGGGGGCGTAGCGGGTGCAACCGTTACCATAGCAGGGGCAACGACTTATATCGTTTCTCGCTATGTTTAGGGGGTATTGATAATGGGATATAACAATAATGAGTCTCCTATTGTAATTGATGTCGGCGTTCCCCAAGGCAATTTAGGGGTCATTTGGAATCCACCCACCCAGCCGGCTGGGGCTGCAATAGCCAATGATGGGCCAACTGCTACCGTTGCGGAATATGAGGCATTATGGGAGGGGTTGCGTTCAGCTTTCCCCGCCTACATCACCAGGACAAGCCCAGGCAAAGATGGGTCGGCAACTTATGATTGGTGGGTATATAAGTTTGAGCCTACCAATTACGAAAAAACTATAATTTTGAGCAGCAATGTGCATGGGAACGAGTATGTTGGAATGAAGGTTTTATATCGTTTCATGTATCACATTTGTTACAGTCACAGCACCCATGCACAACTTGATTATTTACGTAACAGGGTGCGAATAATTGTTATGCCCATTTGCAATCCTTATGGTTTAGCGAATAACACACGCAACAACTCAAACAATGTCAATCTTAATCGTAATTTTGACTATAATTGGGCCGCTTGTCCTGATGAGGCCAAAGGTGCATCGGCGGCATCAGAAACCGAAACACAATATATGCAGGCGGTATTCGCCCAATATGCCGATGCTATTTCCTATATTGATCTCCACAATACAGATACGGGAGAAACCAATAATTATTATGTTCCTATGCCAAGTGCGACCAATGTAAATAACGGACTTATCAGGCAGATAATCGAGCAAATTTCTCCTGTTGCTTCTCCAGTTTTAGCTTTGGCGGGAACTGATTATCCCTATGCTTCCGCTTATGCCTCATATAACTATGATATGCAAGCACTCACTCCTGAGTGGACACCTGGAACAATGTCAACTGCCGCCCAAGATGCTGAAGATATGGGGTATGCCTTAAAGTTTTTGGGCAATGTTATTATTCAATATAGTCAAATCCCCAAACCTTCGGCTGAGATAGTAAATGAAGGTAATATAATTCGGATAAGATACGACAATGCAACGGTAACACATACAAGCACTGATTATGTGGAAATATCCGATATTGCCTTTGCGTTTGCTCCTAAAGTACCTGGCATTTTGGAAATGTGGGGAACATTTGGAATTTACAACGACAATGCAGCCGGCGGGACATACCTAACGTCCGCAATCCTCCAAACCAGCAACACTGTAATACCTAACTCAGATATAGAGATAGGCAATCAAAAAGGAGAGAACGAGGTATATGCAGAGTTTAACGCAAAGCGTGGTCAATTAACCATGCACCATGAAGCACCTGTTAGGCCAAGCAATGCAAGTTACGGTGATGTTTTAATTAAATTTTATTACAAGGCTACGGCGGGAACTTTATTGCTTCGCCGAGCAAGAATAATGGTTAAATTTACTCCGTTTAATGGCGCGGACAGTTACGAGGAATGGTCAGGTACATCAGTGCCGCCAACAAAAAAATATCCCGCTTAAAAAAAACTACCTAGCTATCGGAATAGCGAATATTGAACAAGGCCACTCCTGCGGGGGTGGTCTTTTTAATGCAATGAAAGAAGGTGAACTATGTCCTTCACAATAGCAAACGCTCAGACCTTGGCGGAAAGCTGGTTCGAGGATGAACTAGACGACGCCCTGGTCCTGATCTGGGGCAACGAATTTATACAGCGCATAGTCAACGATAAGGTTTGGGTCGAAACCACTTATGACTTGGATGATGTTGTGGCCGATACTTGGACCGCACTACCGGCTGCTTTTGTCCGGTTCGTAAGCCTTACCGAAGATACCTACGACACGGATTACGCTTCCTATGAAGTTAAGAACGGCAAAATCAAATGCGAAGATGCTGGCGACTATACGTTGACCTATATCCCATACCCTGCGGACCTGGCCACAATTGCTACAACGGTTCCCCTGCACGATGCTTTTAAGTATCCGATGGCCGAGTTTTTAGTATTTCGTTACTTTAAGATCGAGTTGGACGATGATGATTCCTATAACGCCAGCACCGAGTACGAATACCGCTACTTGAGCAGCCTTAAGGCTATCTATGACAAGATGGACCTGGACAGCGAACAGGATGGATTTCAAGTTGGAATGAGGTGGTAGGCTAATGGCACAAAAGAAAAGCGGCCTGCCACCGCGCAGGCGAACCAATGCGCCACCTGAGTTTGGCGTTCGCGACTTCACCTATGGTTATGTTGATAAAGTGGATGAAACCAAGCTGGCAGCCGGAGCGTTGAAGTCTGCCTGGAACATGTTTAGCCGCATAGTCGGCAGAATAGACAAACGTAACGGGCAGGCTTATCTCAATACTGCTGAGATAGGATCTCCGGAAACGGGGCATTACCCGATACAAGGTATGGAAACATTCTATTCCGGCAACCTTAAATACCTGGTGGTGGTGGTTAATGGAGTAGCCTACTCCTGCACGCCGCCAGCTTCCGAGTTTACCTCATTCAAAACTGGGCTTGATGCTGATGCGCCGGTTATGTTTGCATCCGCCATGATTGATGGAGTTAATTGCATTATTGGTTTTAACGGCGTGGATACACCGTTTAAGTGGGATGGAACCACATGCACCGATCTGCAAGATTACCGAATCGTAAACGGCGAGGAACCAACCACGACTGATTTCACAGTTTATACCCTTCCGAACACCGGCATTAGGACCGGCACCGGCAAATATTTTGTCTTTTCCAACGACACATTGTTAGTCGAAGCTGCCTACACATTAGATCCTGTTGCCGGGACAATCACTTTTCCGACTGACCGGATCAACACCGTTGCAAACACGGATGATGATGGCGTTACAATAGCCTATCCCTTAAATGGGATCTTTGTTTCTCCCCATGTATATAAGGCCGAGTGTACGGTTACGCCCTACGACAAAAATAATGTAGCCATTGTCCAGGATAACGACACAAGGGTTACGGTGAGCTACGGCAACGGTACTATTCCCGGCCAGGTTACTATTCAGGGCGGGTTGATCAACGGCGGCGCTCTTACAACTAGCGACCATTTGACCTACACGGCCCGCTTTCCGTTCCAGATCGGCGGGGAGGTTGTCGTCAAGGACAAGGACGATCATACCCTAACGCCGAGCAGCACCGACAATGATGCCGGAACGGTTACGTTTGCGGCCTCCCAGGAAACCGTCGAGCCCTTAACTATAACCTATGCCTGGGATATGGTCGATATTATGCCTGTTACTATTGCTTATGAATGGACCGATAAGATCACGGTGGATTATCAATACACCAATGGCAACGTGCCGTCTGATTACCATGCTCCTTGTTACCACCGGGGACGCATATTCTGTATCTCCGAATCATCAATAGTATGGTCCGACATTACCGAATACGGCAGCGAATATGAGTGCTGGCCGCCGATCAATACCTGGGGGATCCAGGAGGGCGACGGCGAAGAACCGTCAATTTGCTTGTCGGTCCAGAATGAACTTTTCATAATGAAGCCCAGCTCTATTCACCGGCTGCGGGGCTCAGATCTAACCGATTACCGTCTGGATAAAATAATTAGCGACATTGGCTGCGCTGGTCCACGGGCCGGCTGCGTACACAACAATATGTGCTATATCGTATCTGAGCAAGGACTATTCTCCTTTGATGGCACATCGGTGTCCAACCTTGTGGAAGAACGGATCCCCTTATTATGGGATCGGGTAAATAAGATTTATCTTCACCAGGCGGCGGTTCACACCTGGCACAACTTGATTCTGTTTGCTTTGCCGCTGGATGATTCGACTACCAACAACGCAGTATTTGCCCACGTTCCTTCAACCGGAGCATTTTGGCCCTGGAACGGCATGAATATCCTGGATTGGTGCCAGTTTATAACCACTTCCGGGACCAAGCTGTATTCGGCCGACAACACTAAGGGTCACATAGTTTTGCAGGATTACGGTTCGGATGATTTTGGGACCAACATCACCGCTTACTTTGAGCCAACCGTATTCTCCGGAGATATGGCCAACCGAGAAAAGAAAAGCAAATATATCGACATTGAATACGGCCCGGATCAGGCTACCTGGGGAACCATCTACGCTTCCGAGGACGGAGCGGCATATACCGAGATTCCAGCTTTCAAGAAGGATGGACAGGTAAGGCGCTATAAGATGAAGCCAACCCTGGACGGCAAGTGGCGCTATATAGGATTGAGGATCGTGCATGATACTGCCGATGCTTTTGAGCTGCGCAGTATCAAGGTGCCTTACAAGATCAAGCGCAAGCCCAAGATAAAGGGGGCGTTGTAATATGGCTGGGACTTCCGTAAAAGTCATAGAGCTGCCCAACATTATTAAGAAGATAGACGCATCAGCGGCGGTCAAGATCGAGCAGAACTTTGAAGAATTGTCTTACGCCGTTTCTACTGTCCAGAACTATCTCAACGATGTTGGTTTTGCGGCATTAGAGGGCAATACGGAATTTGAAGCTAAAGCGATAACCTACGGCCTGGATGCCAACAAACCAACGGATTAGGGGGTGATAGCTTGGATGCAATTAACATAGATTGTAATAGTGTTACCGGGTGGGCTCCGACAACGCAAACCAACTCCTATCTTGCAACAAATGGAAGTTCTGTCTATGCAAGCGTTGGCAACTTGGCTCTACTACCCGTATCTGGTGGCAGAAAGAGCGCCAAGGTTAATGCAAGGTATTATTTTGCCGGAGGCGCTGATGTCGCAGTAGATGACTTTGTTTACGAACAGGAGATATATATACCGACTCCAACCTCTCCGGCAACCGACCAATACCAAAAAATGTACTCCGCCCTCATGAATAGCTCCGGAGTGTTGTTTTCAATCGACTATACCTTGGCTAAATACGCTGGTACATCAAGCGATACTTGTAGTCTTAATATACGGCATGGCTCCGGAGGAACCCTTGTTTATAGCATTGATCTCCACGGAGAGTCAGGCGCGACCTATAAATTTAAGGCAAAAAAAACAGGGTCTAACCTGACTTACTATATGAACGACATATCCGTGCATGAGGAATCCGGGGTTTCCTTCTCGTCTATAAGCAATATATATTGCACCTGGGACCATTGGATATATTCTGCCTACGAAGGCAGTTTCTATCAACTTCCTTTTAAGATCAACTACATCACCATTGGGGACGGTAAATGGCCGCTCCAAACCGGCAAGGATTACGTGTATGTTATCCCTTTCCCGGGCGGCACCATGAATTTCGGCGGCAAGGAATACAAGTTCGTGGACTTCCTAGAGAGGTTTCCTAAAGAACAACATTTGGCTGCCGGAGTATCCCGCGACTATGAGTATGGCGGTCCGCTTGTTAAGTACGGGGAGCAAATATATGGATTCCTTGCGTCGGGCATTACCGATCCAGAAGCAGAGGGAGGATTTGGAACCTATCTTCCTGATACCAAACGGACCGTGCTTTCCCTAACGGACCGCGAAAACTTCGTAAACTTCTATTATATATACCCGGCTTTACCCGAGGTTGAAAAACCGGTGTGGGTAAAGAAGGTTATTACGTGGAAGGACGTTGCGGGCGCGGCTGCTTATGAGGTCAAGTTGTTTCTGGATACCGAGGAACAATGTATAGATACCCAATTAGTAGGACCGGGAGTGCAGCGCTTTGATTTCACTTACTTCATAGAATCATTTATGCCGGCCGGCAATTACCTTTGCACGGTCCAGGCTTTAGCAACCGAGGTAACACGCAAGGCTATTGTATGGGTAGACACGGAAGGGGCGACCTCATATACCGTAAACCTTTATAACTCAGATGGTGAAATTGTATATACCGATTCTGTTGAACCTGGAGTACAAACCTACGATTTCACAGCCATTATGCCTGAGCTGCCAACCGGCACCAACTATTACGGGGTAGCGATACCAGTATTACCGGCTTAGGAAGGAGGATGCTATATGGCATTTATTGACGGTCCCGCATCAGTCCTTTCCGATGCCATGATCGTACACCAATACACATTAACGATGGCAAAAGAAGGTAATGGAACAATAGCTCCGAACGAGGGCGAATACCTTTACTTGGAGAATCGCCCAGCTATTTTGGCAGCTCTGCCGGGTACAGGATGGATCTTTGACGGCTGGGATGGCGACGATGTAGAGGACCAAAACGCTCCGCTCACAATGATCATAATGGACGACGACAAGAGTGTTACCGGCGTATTCAAAGA